TTTGAAGGTCAACTACCGAGCGCATAACATGAAAAAACTACTTATCCTTGGTGCAGTACTAGCAGGTACTGCCCATGCACAGCAAACATACATTGACCCTGCATACGGCACACCCATGCAGATTCAAGCAGGACAAACCACAGTTTATACAGACAGATATGGCACACCCATCGGCACGGCAGTTCAACAACCACAACCGCAACCAGCGCAGCAACCCAATTACTCCGTGTACGTTCCGTCACAGTACACCCCCAACTCCGCATATCAGGAGCGTCCCTATGACTACCAACGACGTTACGGAAATTGAGGTTCTCTACCGCGCCGCAGCCCTTATGGGGTTGTTGGCCGGTGGGTTGGAAGATCCGCAAAACACACCTGAACTTGCAAAAGATTTAGCGCGTCGTATGATGGATGATTCCACCGAAGAAATCGGTCTTGCAGCGGTTAAACCTAAACGTAAATACAACCGGAAATAACATGGCATCTTGGTCTTACAGTAGCCTCAAAGTCTTCCAGCAGTGCCCGAAGAAGTACTACCACCTGCGCATAGCAAAGGATGTGCAGCAGGGTGATACGGAAGCTACCATCTACGGGAAGGAAGTGCACAAAGCCGCAGAGGATTACATGCGCGATGGCACACCCATCCCTGAGAAGTACGCTTACATGCGCCCTATTCTGGCTAAGCTGGAGAAGATTGCAGGCGACCGCTACTGTGAGTTCGAGATGGCCTTGAAGAAGGTTAACGGCGAGTACATCCCCTGCGACTTTCAAGACCCCGGTTACTGGTGGCGTGGCATTGCTGACTTGCTGATTGTGAACGGCGACCTCGCCTACATGATCGACTACAAGACCAGCAAGAACGCCAAGTACGCTGACCTCAAGCAGCTGGATGCAATGGCAGCGTGTATTTTCCGGATGTTCCCAGACGTTAAGCGCATTAAGTCTGCTCTGCTATTCGTAGTAAGCAACGAGTTTGTACACAAAGAACATAACTGTGATACAGATTATCTACGAGGTTTCCAGTTTGATCTGGAACGTCTAGACAATGCGATTGCAAGCGGCGTATGGAACGCATGTAGTGGGCCCCTTTGTGGTTGGTGTCCGGTCACAAGTTGCGTACACTATCGGGAACCTCGTAAAAGGAGATAACCATGCCGTACGTAAACAAGCCCCGCCCCTACAAAAAAGAGTACGAACAGTACCAAGGTAAGCCGGAGCAGATTAAAAACAGAGCTAAACGTAACGCAGCTCGTGCAGAGCTGATGAAAGAGGGAAAGGTAGTTAAAGGAGATGGAAAAGATGTCGATCACACAAAACCCATTAGCAAGGGCGGCACGAACGCTAAAGGAAATCTGCGGGTTAAATCAGCAGGAAGTAACCGATCTTTTAGCCGGAACCCCGATCACTCAGTCAAGCGAAACGCCAAAAAAGCGTAGCATCATCACGGACTACCAGTGGACTGGTAAGTTCCATCCATTCGCACACCAGAAGAAAACGGCAGAGTTCCTGACTCTGAACCGCAAGGCTTTCTGCTTTAACGAGCAGGGTACGGGTAAGACCGCATCGGTTATCTGGGCGTGCGACTATCTGATGAAGCTTGGTTTGATTCGCCGCGTGCTGGTTATCTGCCCTCTGTCTATTATGAAATCCGCATGGCAGGCTGACCTGTTTAAGTTCGCCATGCACCGCACTTGTGATGTAGCCCATGGGCTACCAAAGAAGCGTAAAGAGATCATCGCTCAAGGCGCAGAGTTTGTTGTCATTAACTTCGATGGGGTTGAGATCGTCAAGAACGAGATCCTCGCCAGTGGGTTTGATCTGATTGTGGTTGACGAGGCAAGCGCCTATAAGAACGCACAGACTACCCGTTGGAAGGTACTGCGGGATATAACGCAGCACGTTAAGGGTCTATGGATGCTTACTGGTACACCAGCAGCACAATCTCCTGTAGATGCTTTTGGTCTAGCCAAGCTGATTAACCCTGAGAATACACCCAAGTTTTACGGCTCATTCCGTGACCAAGTTATGTACAAGATCGGCATGTACAAGTGGGTGCCAAAGCCTAACGCTCAAGCCATGGTACATAAGGTGTTACAGCCTGCTATCCGCTTTGAGAAAAAGGATTGTATCGACCTACCAGACCTGACCTTTGTTGATCGTGATGCACCCCTGACCCCACAGCAGCAGAAGTATTACAAGATGCTCAAAGAGCGTATGACTATGGTTGCCGGAGGCGAGGAAGTATCCGCTGTAAACGCAGCCACTAACATCAACAAGCTACTGCAAATCTCTGGAGGTGCGGTCTATTCCGATACTGGAGAAGTAGTTGAGTTCGACGTTAGCAACCGCTTAAAAGTTGTGCATGAAGTTATCGATGAAGCCTCACATAAGGTGTTGGTATTCGTCCCATTCACGCACACCATCGAGCTCCTACGTGAGTATCTGGAAAAGCACCATATAACGTGTGACGTTATAAATGGCAAAGTGCCAGTCAACAAGCGACATGAAATCATTAAGGACTTCCAAGAGACTGATAAGGTTAGGGTTTTAATTATCCAACCACAAGCAGCCTCACATGGTTTAACATTAACGGAAGCCAACGTGATTATTTGGTATGCGCCCGTGACGAGCGTGGAGACATACCTACAAGCAAATGCACGTATCAACCGTCCGGGTCAACGTAACCCAATGACGGTGGTGCATGTAACAGGCAGCGACGTAGAAGCGCGACTGTACAAGATGTTGTCCAACAACATCGACAACCACGAAAAGCTGATTGACCTTTACAGAAATATCGCTAACACCCCTTGACATTGTCAAAGTGTGTGGTAGTATAGATGTCAGCAGTACATAACAATGTTAGGAGCTAACCATGGAAGATCATGTAGATGGAGAGTATGGCGTTTCCGCTGAGAAGCTAGCGGATATCTACGTCAAGATTCGTGATGCACGCACCGCACTCAAGGAACGCTTTGAGTCCGAAGACGATGTACTTAAAGAACAGCTGGAGTTAGTTGCAGCCAAGATGCTTGACCTGTGCCAAGACATTGACGCTGACAGCATCCGTACCCCTGCTGGAACCATTATCCGTAAGGTTGATACCCGTTACTGGACTACCGATTGGGAATCTATGTACGACTTCATCCACGAGAACGATTGTTACGGCCTGCTGGAGAAACGTCTCCACCAGACCAACATGAAGCAGTTTCTGGAAGAACATCCAGAGAAGCTACCGGCTGGGCTACAGGCCGATAGTAAATATTCCATTGTAGTCCGTCGCAGTAAATCTTAATCAGGAGAGCATTATGTCCAACGAAATTTCAATCTTCAAAGCAGACCTCCCAGCCGCACAACGTAGCACTGGCGTATCAGCACTGACCGCATCCCTGTCGGCTTCCGACTACAAGTCGCGTCGCATCTCGATCAAGGGTGGCTTCTTCCGTAAGGTAGTGAATGGTGAAGAAATCGCAAAGCTGAAAGACCGCGAACTGAACATCATCATTATCAACGCACTACCAAAGGTATCGCGTCAGTTCTACGCCGCTGCATACAACCCAAAGGCTGAAGCAACGCTGCCAGACTGCTGGTCGAATCTGGGTGATGTACCTGACGCTAAGGCTAATAACCCACAAGCTGCTAACTGCATGAGCTGTCCGCAGAACGTAGCAGGTTCTGGCCAAGGTGGTGGTCGTGCTTGCCGCTACCAACGTCGTATTGCAATCCTGCTGGAGAACGATACTTCGGGTGATGTGTACCAACTGACCATCCCTAGCAAGTCGCTGTTCGGTAAGGGTGAAGGCAACACGCATCCATTCGAGAGCTACATCAAGTTCCTCGCAGCTAACAACGAGTCGATTGACCGTGTGGTAACGCAGATCAGCTTTGACGACAACGAGGAAAGCCCAACGCTGCAGTTCACCCCAGTGCGTCATCTGCTGGAAGAAGAAGCTCAGCTGGCTATGGAAGCTGCTGATACTACCGAAGCCCGTAATGCTGTGACGCTGACTGTCGCTGCAACGGATAAGGTGAAGAAGCTGGCCCAAGCTAATGCTGAGTTCGAGACCGTGAAGAAGGCTGCCCCCGTGCAAGCTGAAGAGGTATCAGCAGAGGACGAGCCGAAGGTACGTGCTAGCCGCAAGGAAGCCACGCCACAGCCAAAGCAAGACCTGACTGACGTGCTTGACGCTTGGTCTAGCAACTAACCATGAGCTACGGTTATAGTGCTCGGACTATTGCCATGAACAAGGCGGCAGACCATCGTCGCCTTGGAGTAGCTTTGGGTCGAGCTGCCATCCTACTAGGTGTATCAGTATCGGAGGTTTCCCGTCATATGGGTGTCAGCCGTCAGACTGTGTACAACTGGTTTGTTGGTGCCTATGACCCAAAAGCCTCGCTCACTGGTGAAGCCACAAAGCTGTTAACTAGCTTCCGCAAGAAGCTGAAGTAACTTTCCTGTAAGTGGTGGGGGGCACATGCCCCCTGCTTTTTCGCACGAGACAAATATGAATAACGTAGACCTGCTAGATCGCGTATTGCCATCGGGGGGATGGTATGCGGTGCTAGGCATCAAAGGTAAATCTGTCTTACAGGAACTTGTTCAAACCCGCGAAGAGGTAGCGGAGTATACGCAGAAGTATATGGACGCAGGACGCGACGTGTACTTTGGGTGTTCTAAGTTTGCAACCGACGAGAACCGCACGAAGGACAATGTGCTGGCTATCAAGTCATTCTGGCTCGACATCGATTGCGGCGAGAAAAAAGCAGAGTTAAACCCAAAGACTGGACGACCTGACGGATACATAGACCAAGCCACGGGATTACAAGCTCTAAGAGATTTTTGTAACACAATCGGACTACCCCGTCCGATACTGGTCAACTCAGGGCGTGGCATCCACGCATACTGGTCACTACATAACAGTGTTACCCGGCAGGAATGGGAACCTGTTGCCAATCGTTTGAACGAACTCTGTGTTATCCATAAGTTCTACGTGGATGCTCAGGTGTTTGAAGCCGCACGTATTCTCCGCATACCGGAGACCAAGAACTTTAAGGATGACCCGCCGAAGGACGTCGTGTTTATGAACGACGCTGAGGATGTGGACTTCGAGGAGTTCAAGGCGCTGCTAGGTGTTAAGGAAAAGGCGTTCGTACCTACGGCTACTCAAGGTCTATCTGAACTAGCCAAGGCACTAGCCGCTAATACCGCACATCGTTTTGCCAAGATCATGCAACGCTCGGCAAAGGGTGAAGGGTGCCAGCAACTGCTGGACTGTTACGTTAATCAAGAAACAATAACTGAACCGCGCTGGTTTAACGCTTTATCTATAGCACAGCATTGTGTAGATCGTGATACAGCTATTCACCAGATGTCGGAGAAGTATCCGGAGTACTGCCCAGATGATACGGAATCGAAAGCGTCGAACACTAAGTACCCGAATTCGTGCGCTACGTTTGAAAAGAATAATCCGGGTGGCTGCGATGGGTGCCCGTGGAAGGGACGCATCAAGAGTCCTATTTCCTTGGGCCGCGAAGTTATTAAAGCGGAAGCTGCTGATGGCCACGAAACTGAGAATGAGCAAAGTGAGGATATAAAGATACCGGACTACCCGTTCCCGTACTTCCGTGCGCAGAACGGTGGGGTGTATCGCCAAGTTGAGGGTGAGGAAGAAGAACCTGTCTGCCTGTACCCGCATGACTTGTACGTAGTGAAGCATATGGACGACCCGGACGAAGGGGTGTGCGTGCTAATGCACCTGCGCCTACCGCACGAGGGGCTGAAGGAATTTACCATCCCGCTGGCACATATCTCTGCGTCCGACAAGGTACGCGAAGCGCTGGCTAAGCAGGGTGTGGCCGTCGGCACCGAGAAGATGAAGAGTTTGGCCAATTACGTTATGGCTTCCGTAGGGGAGCTGCAATGCAGAAGAAAGGCAGAAAAAATGAGAACACAGTTTGGGTGGGCAGACAACGACAGCAAGTTCATTGTCGGCAATCAGGAGATCACCAAGGACGGCATCTACCACAGCCCTCCGTCGCACGTTACCAAGGAGTTCGCTCAGTGGATGGTGCCCAAAGGTACGCTCGAGAAGTGGAAAGAAGTATTTAACATGTACGCCCAGCCGGGGCTGGAGCCGCACGCTTTTGCAGCTTTGACTGGCTTCGGTTCCCCACTGCTTAAGTTCACTGGGCATAGCGGCGCAATCATCAACGTCATCCACAAGTCGTCGGGTACAGGTAAGTCCACATCGCTCTACATGTGCAACAGCATCTTCGGGCACCCCGACAAGATGGGCGCTATCTGGAAGGACACGGCAGCGGCCAAGTTCATTATGATGGGCGTGTATAACAATTTAGCCTTCACGATGGATGAGATTACCAACACCTCTCCAGCGGAGTTCTCGAACCTAGCCTACGCCATGAGCCAAGGACGCGGTGCTAACCGTGCCAAGGCAAGTGCAAACGAACTGCGTACTAACTCGACGACATGGGCAGCCATCTCGTTGTGCAGTGCCAACGCTAGCTTCTACGAGAAACTGGGCTTCAATAAGAACAGCCCAGACGGTGAGATGATGCGTCTGCTTGAGTATCAGATTGAGCCAACCACCATCATCGACCCAGCAACCGCTAAGAAGATGTTCGACCACCAGCTGAAAGAGAACTACGGCCATGCTGGCATCATCTACGCACAGTATTTGGTGAACGAACTGGAAGAGGCACTGGGATGCTTCCGTGCGGTGCAAGAGCGTATTGACCGTGAGATGAAGCTTACTAGCCGTGAGCGCTTCTGGTCGGCAGTTATTGCAGCTAACCTAACCGGTGGACTGATTGCACGTAACCTTGGCCTGATCGACTTCGACATGCGTGCTATCTACGACTGGTCTATGAAG